TTTCTAATTACATGATAAACCGGGTGTAATGCCCGGTTTTTTTTCGCCTGAAAGTAGTGATTTGAATTGGGGGGACTCGGAGAGTATAAACGGCAGGCAAAAAATAAGCCTGCGTAAGGGCGTTTTTATACCCCTACAACAGGGGCTTTCAGCGGTACAATGCGGGTTTGCGCGGCACGCAAGACCACTGAAAGCCACTATAAATCATTCAAGTGTGGACATTGTGTGGACACTCAGAGCATCAGTGCCACCGCGTAAAGGATTAAGAGTTACCGCGTCCTGCAGGTACTCAGGGGCGAAATGTGCATAGGTCATTGTCTGCTCAATTCGTGAGTGCCCGAGTATCCGTTGAAGCGTGATAATGCTGCCTCCGTTAATCATAAAGTGAGTGGCAAAGCTGTGACGCAATGCGTGCGTAGCCTGACCCGGTGGCAAGTCCGGTTTCAACTCCTTCATTAATCGTCTGAATGCAGGATAGTTAGCGTTCGTGAACAGATAGCCACGCTTTCCTGATGTGATCATTGTTGCCAGCTCCTCGGATATCGGAACTGTTCGCGGTTTGTTGGTTTTTGTCTTAACGAACGTGACGCGATTTTGGATGATGTTTTCAGCTTTCAATTTTGCAGCCTCACTCCATCTCGCGCCGGTGCTAAGACAAAGAATCGCTATTTTCTTATTATCCCCATCGACTTTCGACAGTAGATCAGCGATCTCCTCTTGCGTGAGGTAGCCAGTTTCAGGTTTGTCCTCTTTCAGTCGCTTAAGACCCCTAAAAGGGTGTTCACCGAAAAATAGCTCTGCATCTATCAACGAGGTAAACATTCCGCTAAGGCAAGTCAAATCCCGGTTGATGCTCGATGGTTTGATGCCCTGAGAACGGCGCACCGTGCCGTACTGGCTAATCAATGATTTAGTAATCTGAAATGCACATGGGTCATTTGTAATCCTTGTGAATAACTCAATTTTTCCTAGATAATCTCGACCATGAGTCTCATGCTTGCCCTTCAGATCCCACCAGACTTTTGTTAATTCAGACAGATGCCGCTTATCTGTCGGTTTAGCCAACCAATCTTTGTTGTGATGGTTGTACTGCGTATGTTTTTCAAAAGCGATAGCTTCACTTTTCTTATCGAACTTCCTGCGGATGCGCTTTCCGTTGCGCCCTGCAGGTCTGACGTCCACTTCATATCGACCATCATCGAGCTTTTTAACAGACATAAAGCCTCCCGATGATGTTACTGCGTACTTCAATTTCCTGATTTAAATAACAAAAACTCACTGTGCATTTACTGCACAAAAAAGCGCCGTAAATTGTTAGCCAGTTTTCTGGTCTGAGTGGGGTGACGTTGTTGTCGGCTGCCCAAAGTGCGCGAGAGCCGGTGCAACTTGCCCAGCTTCAGGTGCTATTTGGTCAGTCATAAACCACATCGTGTACTTCGTGAAACGAGGGTGTTGGAGAATTTTCATGATGGATTCCACACCTGCATTTTTTGAACGGCTCTCATAGCTTGAAAGTGAGCTGTAAGGTACGCCAGTTAACTCGCTGACTTCTTTACGGTTTAGTCTTTCTGACTCCCGCATAAGCTTTAGCTTCTCTGAAACGTCTATTGACATGGTTACTCCTATTGCGTAATTTTGCGTTTATCGTAGTTTGTGTTTCACATTCGTAGTCTCATTAAAGGCAATTATAAGCCATTAAGAGCAATTAAAACGCTAACGGAGAAGTGTACCAGATGAAGAAGTCATTAGAGAGCGCCACTGACGCAGTTCCTTATCAAGAGTTTGCACGCCTGATAGGTAAAAGCCCTGCAGCTGTTAAGGGGATGATTGAGAAGGGCAAATTACCCATCGTTGAGATGACCGATCCACAGTCTGCAACTGGTAGAGCTGGAGAATATTGGGTTTATCTTCCTGCATGGAACAACGGCATGAAAATGGCGTATGAGAGCCGCCCAAAAGCGATTCGAGAAGGGTGGCTAATGTGGCTCGGTCTAGGGGAACCACGTTAATGAATATTGAAAGTACAAATGAACCTCGTTGCATTGCCCAGCTACTCCGGAGAGAAAGCCCTAACCCGATTAACTTTACTATCACTCACGGGTCCGGCCGCAGGGGCATCATCATCTGCACTCGTAAGCCTGGCATTATTGAGACACTTTTCCGTTTGGTCAGAAAAAGAGGGATATGGTTATGACCGTTATGACTCTTGATGTGATCCAGAAACAGCCAGCGGCACTTCGAGGGCTGGTTGGTAAGTACCTGGCTCAGCCACGCTGGCAAGACACCTGTGATTTTTACAATCAAATGATGGAGCGCGAACGACTGACAGTTTGTTTTCATGCTCAATTAAAACAGCGTCACTCTGTCATGCGCTTAGAAGAAATGGACGAAGCAGATCGCGAGCGCCTTGTCTGTGCGCTGGATGAACTGAGATTCGCATTTTGTCGGTTTCGTCAGCATGGCTCTACTAGGGCGACTTTCATTAGCCGTCTTACTGTTAGCCAAAGGCGTTCTCTTTTTCGTCATGCCGGGCTCACAGATCAAGAATTCAGTATGCCGCACTGGCGATTGAACGAGGACGACTGCTATTGGCGGGACAAACTTTTCCGTGCCTTGCGAGAGCTGTTTAGCCTTTTTGAGTACGCGCCGACCATTTTAACCTCGGTAAAACCTGAGCAGTATTTACATTAATTAATCTGGATTCGATTTATTACACGCCTTACAGCGTGGGGACTCCTTTTGTCTGGAGATAGGTAAATGCAAAAACAAAAAACAGCTCAGCGGGGTGCGTTTTCGGCACTTCTGGAGCAGGCCATAAGTGAAGCACAGCGCGATACGGCGACCCGTTTCTCTTCTCAATTTGACGGGCTTATCGCGCACATCAGTAAGTCAGAACTTAACCGCACTGAGATTATCGATTTGTTAGGTCAAGAATCAGAAAAATTGCACAACTCAATTTTTGGTTGAGCGGTTTATCCACTTTAGAAGGAAGTAAGAATGAGTATCCGTATCGATATAAATAACCAGTACGTTATTACCAGCGACCGCTATCAATTTATTTTGCAGGAAAAGAAAATCGCTACCTCCGGGAAAAACGAAGGTAAGGAATGGCTGGATGTTGTGGGTTACTACCCAACTATCACTAAGCTCGTTTCAGGCCTTGCTTTGCATGACCTTTTAACGGGAGATGCTACCTGTTTCTCGGCGCTTGAAACTCAGATTGAGCGCGTAGCGAAGCAATGTCTGGACGCCTTCAATTCGAATGGCCGCTGAACCTCGGGGGCGTACTGCTCCTTCGCCACCGCCTCCTTTCTCGAAGCACACCGATGATACATTCGTCGGTGCTTATCCCTGGAATGCTCCACGTTCTGCAATTGGCCGTGACAGACCCCTTACACGTGGCGAATTCCGCCAGGTGCAAGGTGTTTTAGGTAAAGTTAATCGCCTGCCATATGTCTTAAAAACGCTGTTTAACTCGCGTTATGATTTCATCCGTCGTAATAAAAGCCCCCTTCATGGTTTCTATTTCCTCAAGAACACTGTCGAGCAAAGGGTGGGGCTGCGTCTTGAGCGGGTCAATCAGCTAAACGGAATGAACGAGACGGCATCGCTACTCTTCCTGAGTGAGCGCGAAAGCTATTCGCGTTTAGCTGGTATGAGTGACAAGGCTCTCAAAAAATTTGCTGCCCGTATCGCTTCGCAGCTCTATGTTGCTTATGAGGAACTTAGCGACGCTTGGGCTGATACTCACGGCGGTAAAGAGACTCTTTTTACTGATGAGGCTCAGGCGCATTTGTATGGTCACGTTGCTGGTGCAGCTCGCGCATTCAACATTACACCGATGTTCTGGAAAAAATACTGCAAAGGGCAAATCACGATCCGCCAGGCATTTTCCGCTATATCTCGTTTGATTAATGATGAGTGGTGGATTAACCAGTTTAAGGCGCAGCGTATGCGCTGGCACGAGGCATTGCTGATTGCAGCCGGTGAGGTGAATAAAGACCGTTCCCCATACGCCAGCAGAACGGCGATCCGCGACGTGCATTCTCGTCGCCTGGCTAATCTCGAATACCTCAAATCTTGCGAGCTGGAAAATAAAGTTACCGGTGAGCGTATCGATCTCATCAGCAAAGTCATGGGAAGTATTTCAAACCCTGAAATCCGTCGTATGGAACTGATGAACACTATCGCAGGCATTGAACGCTATGCGGCTGGGCAGGGTGACGTCGGTATGTTTATCACTATCACCTCGCCATCGAAGTATCACCCTACACGTCAGGTCGGAAAGGGCAATAAAAAGACGGTGCAACTTAATCACGGTTGGAATGACACCGCTTTTACGCCGAAGGATGGTCAACGGTATTTATGCCGTATCTGGAGCTTGATGCGTACAGCCTTTAAAGATAATGATTTGCAGGTTTATGGTATGCGCGTTGTAGAGCCGCATCATGACGGAACGCCGCACTGGCACATGATGCTTTTTTGCAAACCAGAGCAACGTAAACATATTACTGAAATCATGCGACGCTATGCCTTAAAGGAAGATGGCGACGAAAAGGGTGCAGCAGCACAGCGTTTTGAAGCGAAGCACCTAAATCAAGGTGGTGCAGCCGGTTACATCGCAAAATACATTGCGAAGAATATCGACGGGTATGCACTTGATGGGCAAGTCGATCACGATACCGGTAAACCTCTCACTGATACTGCAGCAGCAGTAACCGCATGGGCGTCAACGTGGCGTATCCCGCAATTTAAATCTATTGGATTGCCAACGATGGGTGCATATCGTGAGCTGCGCAAATTACCTCGTGGCGTAAGCATTGCTGATGAATTTGATGAGCGTGTCGAGGCTACAAGAGCCGCAGCTGACGAGGGTGATTTTGACCTTTATATCGCTGCGCAGGGTGGGGCGAACGTACCACGTGATAGTCAGACTGTCCGTGTGGCTCGTAACGTGACTGACGAGGTTAACGCCTACGAAGAGGATATAGAGAGAGTCGTGGGCATCTACGCTCCGCACTTGGGCTCTGAGCTGGTACATGTTACCCGTACAGCCGAATGGCGCATCGTTCCAAAGCTGTTGGCCGTTGAGCCTTTGACTTTAAAAAGCGGCATTGCCGCGCCTCGGAGTCCTGTCAATAACTGTGGACATTGTAATGAAAACGTTAATACTGCAGAGGTGGTTTTAGCAGCAGCCTACGACTCTACAGCATTTACTTCGCTAAAAATGAGCAATACCACTGCGGATAGTTTTCAATCTGAACGGGAACTATGATGGGGGAAGATAAAATCTCGAAATGTGACACCATTTTACGAATATGTTTCAGAACCCTTGAAAGATAGCTAAGAAAATCCTAACTTTTTATAAAAATTGTCAAATTTATTAAGTAGACTATACTGGACTTATACACAGTATTTATGTTAAACAGTAAACGAGTGAGATGCTTAAAGAGCAAGTTACGCCGTTAGCAGCTATGAAAAGGAGGTTAAATGATAAATATATTCGAACGAATTATAGGTAAAGCAGCAGTTGAGAAGGAAAGAGAGCTTGCGAGGAGACTCGAAGCCTCTGGGACAAACACTGTTGAGGTGGTCGGTAGAGGTGCTATTGTTACGTCTAAAGAAGATTTAGCAAGCTCTGATACAGTAAAGCTTATGAAAATCAAGGCAAAAAAAATAATTTCTGAGCAAATAAATCAGGAAGAAAAACAGGACTAAAAAGGATTAATGATGTTTGCTTTGTTAATTATTCCATTGCTTGTGAGTGGTTATATAGTGTTAACCACTCACCCTTATCATTTCTACAGATTGCACCGTTATGATGGCCAGCTATTATATATGAAATCTGCAACCTTTGGGTTGTGGTGTTTTGTATGGACTTTGGTTATTGCTTATTTAGCCAAATGGATGTGGCCAAACTTTCATTTGGTAATGATGGTTAGAGAACAATTAGATTTAAAACTGAATGACCAAGGCAGCGAAAGAATTATTGGATGGATCGTTTTACTCTCATGTGGCTCAATATTTTTGGCTTGGATGTGGAGTGTAGGTGCTCGTTATCTTGTTATATATAGAACAAAGGTTATAAATTATATTCAAGGAATAAAATCCTCAAAAATAGACTATCAAAATCTCGTTATGCTTAGGATGAGACAGGAACTAATTAGTGATAATCCAATGGATGAGATTTTTTTTGATTCATTAGTAGATAGACGATCAATACTTATTACATTACAAAATAAAAAAGTATATGTTGGCATTGTCAACGCATTAGGAGAACCTAATGAAAAAGAAGGGCCTAACCAGTATATATCAATATATCCTATTATTTCTGGGCATAGAGATAAGGATACATTAAAAGTAATTTTGGAAAATGAATATCGAGAACTCCAAGATGCGGATACTAGCATTATCTTCCCATTAAAGGAAATTGCACAAGTATCTTGGTTCGATATGGATATACATAAAAAAGTTGAGAATAATAAAGTATAGTAAATGGTCACCTGTGCTTCAGGTGACCAAAATATTTATTTCTGTCGAATCCTAATTTGTGGCTGCTCACGAATTACAATATCAGCTTCTTTCCATCCAAGGCTTTTTAATTCAACTTCAGCATCATTATAAACTGTAGTAGAATTTGCAAGAGACCTAAGTGTAATAGCCAAGACCGCTCTCTGTGGTGAAGATAAAGGCTCTTGTTCTGCTCGACGTTGAACATCAAGCTTAAGTCTCCATTGATCTCCATTCACCCCTTGAGGGAATTGTTTTCTATAAACCTTGACAGGAGACCATTTGAAACCATTTTCTATTAGCACCTTCTCGAATAATTCACTCTTTTCTTTCATCTGAGGAACTTTTCCACTATGAACCCATTTATCATTGACAGGATCATAGGTGTAAGTGCCAAATGATACATCTACATTTGAACGACAATATTCTGATGGATAGTCATAATCCAAAGGTGGGGAATAAACTAGAGTCATTAGAATTTCACCAGTGAATTTACCATCCTCAGTTCGCAATGATTGTGGTATCACAAATGGTGTTCTACTAAATTCAATACCTTCCCTAGTGTCAACTTCGAACAAAAATGTAATTTCATTCTTATTGCAGCCTATAATATCCGCTATATTATCACTTGGCCGACCAAAGCCTTGGTAATTGAAAGCGTTATGTGCTGTTTTGCATGGTGAGTTTTTAAGAGCAGAATGGATCAGTAATGTTTTAATTCGTTCAGGTGATGGTGAAATTGAACCATTAACCTCTAATTCGTGCCATAAAGATGCAGCCAAACTCGAAATTAAAGGAGCGGATAAACTTGTGCCAACACTTTCACAGAGAGAGTTATCATCACCAATAGCGATAATCCCAGTACGATCACAATTTAATTCACTGTCACAATTGCCACCAAAATGATTTATCTCTGGCTTTGGTATAAACGCAGGCCCGGGGCCTCTTCTGGAGAATGAAGAAGGTTCAAACCTTTTTACTACAGAGTCAGATGAATCTAAATGAGCAACCGAACCAACGGTCAATGAACGAACTGAATCTGCAGGCGCGGATATTCTATCGTGACCTCCTAACTCTTGGGGCGGCCAAGTTCGTTGAGGGTCGTAAATATAGTTTCCAGAGGCTACGACAAAGAGACAATTATATTCATCGTGTAGGGCATTTAAAAAATGGCCTAATTCTGAGAAACTTTCATCAGAGCAGGGAGATTGGCATCCTAATGATAAATTCCATACTCGAACTTCTGGATATGTCGTAACTGCTTCTCGGATAGCCTTCATTAACTGTGGTAATTTGAGAGTTCCATTCTTGGGAAAGGCTGCAACATCAACAATTTCAGCTTGGCATTGAGGGAATCCAGCATAGTTGTTTAGCCATCTTCCGTTAATTGCTAAACTTGCAACCATATTCCCATGAGAGTAATCATGATCTCCTTTTACCAAATCTAAACTATCCCAAATCCATGGTCTAAGTGCATCATTAGCTGGGTCGACACCACTGTCTATAATTCCGAGTAAAGGATAATGTTTATCCTCTTGAGGCACAGGAAAGTCATCTAGATCCAAAGTTTCAGCTGAAATATGTTCGGTAACAGTATGGGCAAGACCAAATGTTGGCATTGGCTCTAACTTTCTGATGCCAATAAAACTTGCTAACTTAGCAATATTATCATTCCCTTTTACTTCATAAATACTTAAGTCCGAGCTAATGTCATATTTTTTAGGTTTTTGAATTCCGAGTTCATCAGCATATTCCATTAATTCCTTATCAATGCTGCGATTAGTTGTTCTATTTTTATGGTCAAAAAGTTTGACTAAAAAACTCTCCGAATCGCTTATATCAATTGCATCTTGATTTACAGTGAAAGGTTCAATGCTTTCAATTACAGCAATATGTACTGTCCCACTGTGTGAGCTGGTACTATTTTCAATCTTCTTGCGAAGTTGTGCCAACCCTTTTTCTGTAACACTTATTAATAACTCTCCAAAATTACCACTCCCTATTACTGGACATGTATTATCACCCAATAAACTTGATGGTCGGTGTGACTTAGCAAGAGCTTTCTCATGAAGAGTAACTTTGGCTACTGCCGGTATATCTGGCCATTTCTTGAACGAGGTTCGAAAAAAATCCTTAACGTCATCGACTTCTTGCTTGAGTCTATTTTTTAGGCTGGCTGTTACTGCTCGGATAGGTTCTTTTTTTCCAAAATTATAAGTTTTGTCAGTAAAATCTTGAGGGATTGCCTCAATGATTTTTATCGGCCTTTCTTTGTTACTCATAATGTCCCTCTATGGTCTTTAGTTAGCCTTGAAACTTTAGCATTTGAAAGCCCTAACATTTTTGCTATTTTTCGAATTGTAAATCTTTTCGGATTATGTTCTCTGAGTTTGGTCACAATACTGACTAGTAAATCCTCTTCCTCATCAAAAACAATACCTTTTGCTTCGAAGATGGCTTCAATCAGAAAACGGGTATCGACTTTTTTGTTATTGTAAACTAATGCGTGACGAACAGATCTTAAGCAGCACTGCTCTATAAATGAGCAATTAAGGCCTGAGGATAGTTCCGCCAGATCATCAACAAAGTCTTCGTAAGCTTCTCTGATATCCGAATGCTGTCCAAATAATTGTTTTCTTACGTCAAGATCTGGCAGGCCAATTGGTATTCTATATTCAAAGCGTCTCCATACTGCACTATCTAAAAGATTTTCATGATTGCTTGCGGCGATCAATATTGTCTCTTCGGGTAAGTTGTCAATATTTTGTAATAAAGAAACTACAACTCTCTTCAACTCACCTAATTCATGATGATCATCTCTGGCTTTTGCTAAAGCGTCAAGTTCATCAAGAAATAGAACACATGGAGTTTTGCTAGCATACTCAAAAAGTTGTCTTATATTTTTAGAGGTAGAACCCAAATAAGATGAAACTAGAGAATCACATCTTGCAGTTAGAAGAGGTAAGTTCAAACATGAGGCAATATATTTTGATGCCAATGTTTTACCACAACCTGGTGGACCATATAATATCATTGATGATGTCACTCCAAGCCCAGCATCCTTTAAATCTTTAGCTCGTTCAGTGAAAACTAAAAACTCTTTTATTTTTTTTAACGTGTTTTCTTTCAGCAATGGAGCTTGAATTTGAGAAGAGGGCTGAGTTACATCGGCTAAATCAAATTTAGTTTCCTGATCGATAGGCAACGATTCAAGCCGTTCAAAAACAGGTGAGGCATTACGCGACATTTTTTGTAAATTAAAAGTACTTTTATCCTGAATACTTTCTCTAATTGATTTAGCGAACTCTGGCATTCCTATGGAGTCATAGGAACGTGCGAGTTTTGATGCTTGTCGAGCAAAAGCAACTTTGTCTCCTCTCAGCCCAAGGCTGATAAGCTGGGCTAGCAATTCGTTATTGGTCATTGTGATACAAACCTCACTGTATTCTTGTTTATTTCGCATTTAAGCGATACAAATCTCGCCTTTAGCATAGTTTATACGTGTTTTGATGAAACTAATACCGAGTTTTTTGATTTTGCGAAGTTCATTCAAAACTAATGATTGCAGAGCGCATTGAGGTGCATGATTTTGCATTCATTCCTGGAAATTTGTCGAATGCTTCAAAACCATGCGTAGCGCCAGCTCACAGGTCAACTCATCTGCATTAAAACCGCCTCATCAAGCGCGCAGGCGAGGCGGGGATAGCACTGCGCGCCAGAGGCGGTGACAGCATTTAATTTAATGCGCCTGTGGGCGTCGTGACGGCGCTGATGCTTTGCCGGTCTGCGATGATGTGTTCGTGGGATTGTGCGGCGTGTGGTGTATCTGAGGCTGTCAGGGATGAGGCCGCCCTGAGGCGGCAATTTTTGCGCGGTTACTCTGATTCGAGGCTGTAATCTTTAAAGCGGATCACCTCCATTCCGAGCCAGTCGTTAATCTCTTTAAAACGCTCCTGCAACGGGGTCAGTTCGTTACGCACAAATACTCGTGCCACCTTCTCAACATCCCCCATTGAGCCAATATTTTCCGGCTTGCCGCCCATGAGCTGGAACGGTACGCGGTGCGCATCGAGCAGGTCAGCAGCGCTCACCTTTTTGATATTGAAAAAGTCATCTTTCGTGGCGACCTCACTCAGCGGCACTATCTTGATGCCATCAGGTTTCCCGTTGGGCGCGTAGAAAAACAGGTTTTTAAAATTCCCGAGTCCCTTTGAATCACGCATTGCTGAACGCAGCGATTCGACGTCAGTGCTGCTTTGCGCTGCGTCGGTGACGTACATGATGTAACCCGCGTGCGCGCCATTCTGGTAATACTTGCGACGAAACAGGGTGGCGGATTCATTCAGCCAGGCGGAATTGAGTGCGCTCAGGTATTCCGGCATGCCGTAAAGCTCCTGATTGATATCAGGCTCCAGCAGGTGAAACACCGAGCCGGGTGCGAACTGGTGCGGGTTGTTAAAGCTTGATATGTACCAGTAAACGCCATCCTCGACACCACGACGGGTATATTTTGCCGGTGTTGTTTCCAGTTTCAAAAGCTGGCCGGTAACGCTCATGCGCTTCTCAAGATAGCCGTTGGCAAAGACCAGATAATCCAGCACGAGGCGGCTGAAATCCTGACGCGACAGGAGCGGGTGCGGGATGTAGGTGCTCGTCAGGATATTTCGTTTCACGTAAATCGGCGAGCTGTGATGCACGGCGGCGCGCAGGCTTTTTGCCAGACCTGAGAAGTTGACCGGCGGCTCGTACCACTTACCGTTATTGATGCACTCGACATAATCGAGGATATCGCGGCGATCCAGAACGGCTGAAGGCTCGCCAAAGGTGAACGCCTCCATTTTCTGCGGTGTGCTGGCAGTCGTTGTGGCGGGTTTCTTCTGTTGTTTTTTCATGTCAGTTAATATCCAGAATTGACGTTGAATGCATACCACTACCGGCGGAAAGCGGCTCGTTTAACAGGGCGTGCATAGTTGCCCATGCGATGTCTGCGTGGCTGGCCTCTTCGCTGCGGCTGGCCTCATAGGTGGAGCTGCGCCCGCTGCTGGTCATGGTTTTACGGATAGCCATAAATGATTGTGTGATATCGGTTGCCCCGGCGTCGTATTCCAGACATCCGCGTCTGATGGTGTCTTTCGCTTTCAGCACCATCGCGGTTTTCATTTCCGGTGTGTAGCGAATGGCGCGTGCCGCCGGGAAGAACGAGCGCACGAGCTGGTAAACACCCTGGCCGATGCCGGTCGCATCGATGCCGATATACTCGACGCAGTATTTTTCGGTCAGCTCGCGTATGGCCCCGGCCTGCGTCGCAAAATCCATGCCTTTCCACTGGTGACGCTCAAGGATGCGGAACTTGCCACCGGCAACCAGCGGCGGAGCCAGTACCGCGCAGCCTGCGCTGTCGCCGGTGTGTGACGGGTCATAGCCAATCCACACCGGACGCCAGTTAAACGGACGGTCGGAAAACGGCTCGAAGTCCTCCCATTCTTCCATCGCATCAACCATGCAGCGCTGCAGCTCCTCGAACGGGAATACCGACGCTTTGTCGTCGACAAACTCACACATGAAGAGGTTGCGGAAATCATCGGCGCTGTTTTCCTGTTTCAGCTGATCCAGATTAAACAGCGTGCATCCCCCGGCGAGCGCGTCCTCGATGGTGACAATCTGCCGCCACTGACCGTCCGGGCACAGCACGCCCCCGGCCAGCGCTTTATGACTGATATCGATGTCGACACACTCGGCAGCGCTGCTGCGTCCCCGGTTAAACAGCTCACCTGACCAGAACGGATAAGCGCCATGTGCCAGCGTCGAGGGGGTTGAAAAATAGGTGGTGCGCAGGTGGGACTGTGACGCCATCCCCGAGGCGACTTTGCGCAGTTTCTGAAAGTTGGGGATCCAGAAGATTTCATCAACATACAGGTCGCCGTTATGGCTCTGCGCCGTGTTGGAGTTGGTCCCGAGAAAAATCAGCTCTGCGCCATTGTTACCGATGACAATCGGGTCGCCTGACAGGTCGACGTCGACCATGCGGGCAAAGGCGATGATGTACTTTCGGAACACGTAAGCCTGCGTCTTACTGGCTGACAAAAATATCTGGTTTTGCCCGGTTTTCAGGGCGCGCAACAATGACTCGCGGGCAAAGTAAAATGTGGCGCCAATCTGGCGCGATTTGAGGATGTGGCGAATACGGTGCGCGATACCGGCCTTGTGCCAGTTGAGCTGATACTCAAAGGACTGATCGAAGAAAATCTCTTCGAGCTTTTCGATGGCCTCATCGCTGAAAAAATTACGTTTTGGCTTGCGGCGATCGCCTTTGTTGCGGCTGGCAATGTTGGGGTTTAAATCTGCCTCGTTTCCGGTCTGGCCGTAGCGGCTGACGCGTGCGAGCCGTTCCATCTGGCGTGACAGAAAATCAGCGACCTTGAAGTCATGCGGCGTGAGGTCAGGCTTTGCATAAAGCTGAATCAGGCGCGCTTCAAGCGTGGATTCCACGCGGTTAAGCGGGGCGGTTTCCTCCCACCCGTCACGCTGTTTCCAGCTCTGCACGGTCGGGCGCTTGACCTGCAGCGTGTCGGCGATTTGTGGCACGGAAAACCCCTGCCAGAACAGCAGGCGCGCCTGTCGTCGTGGGTCGTGCAAAAGGGAGAGGTCAGTCGAAATGGTCATGGTTTCCTCGTGTCAGTGAATACGGGGCAAGGCTAAGGAAATAGCGGGGCATTATCGCTAACCCCCTGTTGTATCAGGGATCGCACGTCTGCAAGCGGTGGCTGATGCGGGGCGGAGTCGGGAAACTACACCCGAACCGAAAACCCAACATCAGGACACCTGAACAATGGCAAAGAAAGTTTCTAAATGGTTTCGCATCGGCGTCGAGGGTGACACCTGCGATGGCCGTGTCATTAACGGCGATGACATTCAGGACATGGCGGATACCTTTGACCCGCGTGTCTACGGTTGCCGTATTAACCTCGAACACATCAAAAGCCTCTGGCCTGACAGTCCGTTTAAACGCTATGGCGACGTGACCGAAGTGAAAGCGGAAATCATCAGTGATGACTCTGCGCTGAACGGCAAAAAAGCGCTGTTTGGCAAGATTGCACCGCTTGATGAACTGATGAGCATGGTGCGTGCCGGTCAGAAGGTTTACACCTCGATGGAAATTCGCCCGAATTTCTCCAACACCGGTAAATGTTATCTCGTTGGCCTTGCTGTAACCGATGACCCGGCAAGCCTCGGTACGGAATATCTCGAATTCTGCAGCCGTGCTGCGCAGAACCCGCTCGCCGGTAAAAAAGACCAGCCGGGCGACCTCTTCTCGGTGGCCTCCCTTGCTGAGCTGGAATTCGAGGATGTTCCCGACTCCATGCTCAACAGCCTGACCGATAAGGTCAAATCGATTTTTAGCCGCAAACAGGTCAGCGATGACGCCCGTCTTGCTGATGTGCATGAAGCGGTGACCGCCGTCTCTGAGCAGGTACAGACCAACCTGACCGCCACCGAAACGCGCGTCAGTGAGCTGGAAACCGCCTTTGCACAGCTAAAGCAGGACGTGACCAGCCAGACCACGCAAAGCGCGCAGGCGCTTAATGCCCTGAAAAGCTCCCTCGATAACACCGAAAGCTATCGCCAGCCGCGCCGCGAGAAATCGAAAGGCGGGGCGGGTGACGAGCTGCTGACCAACTGCTGACAGACCTGCCGGGTGCGTGTCGCCCGGCCTGATGCCCCTTTTTAGAAAAACAGGAATAACAATGCGTAAAGATACCCGCTTTAAATTCAATGCTTACCTGTCCCGCGTGGCGGAGCTGAATGGCGTCGACACCGACGACGTGGCAAAAAAATTCACCGTTGAGCCGTCCGTGACGCAGACCCTGATGACCACCCTGCAGGCGTCATCCGCGTTTCTGACCAAAATTAATATCGTGCCGGTCGACGAGCTGAAAGGCGAAAAGGTAGGGGTTGGCGTCAACGGCACGATTGCGAGCACCACGGACACCGCCGCCGATGACGAGCGTAAGACTGCTGATTTCACTGCGCTCGAATCCAACAAATACGAATGCGCGCAAATCAACTTTGATTTCCATATTCGTTACAAACAGCTCGACCTGTGGGCGCGTTTCCAGGACTTTCAGACCCGTATCCGTGACGCGATTATCAAGCGTCAGTCGCTCGATTTCATCATGGCCGGTTTCAACGGTATCACCCGCGCGGAGACCTCCAACCGCAAAACGAACCCGATGCTGCAGGATGTCGCGGTGGGCTGGCTGCAGAAATACCGCAATGAAGCTGCCGCGCGCGTGATGTCCAACGTCACCGATGATGACGGCAAGGTCATTTACGATGTGATCCGCGTGGGTAAAAACGGTGACTATGAAAACCTCGATGCGCTGGTGATGGATGCGACCACCAACCTGATTGATGAGATTTATCAGGATGACCCGGAGCTCGTCGTTATTACTGGCCGTAAGCTGATGGCGGATAAATATTTCCCGCTGGTTAACAAGGCGCAGGAAAACAGCGAAACGCTGGCCGCTGACATCATCATCAGCCAGAAGCGTATCGGCAACCTGCCTGCTGTGCGCGTGCCGTATTTCCCGGCGAATGCCCTGATGGTGACTCGCCTCGATAATCTGTCGATTTACTTCATGGATGATGCACACCGCCGCGCCATTATCGAGGAGCCGAAAAAAGACCGTGTCGAAAACTACGAGTCGATGAATATTGACTATGTGGTCGAGGCTTACGCCGCCGGTTGCCTGATTGAAAACATCAATCTCGGTGACTTCACCGCACCTGCCGCACCGGAAAGCGGGGAATAAGCCATGACGAGTCCCGCAGCGCGTCACATGATGCGGGTCTCGGCCTCTGAGAATGCGCGGCGGGCTGCTGCTCCGCTGCGCAATGCAACTGCCTATGAGCAGATGCTCGTCAAGCTGGCCGCAGACTGTCGCACGTTAAAACAAATCCGCTCCAATGAACGCAAGGCAGACAAAAAGCGTGAGCTGCTGCCGTTCTATCTGCCGTGGGTGTCGGGTGTCCTCAGCGCCGGAAAAGGGGCGCAGGATGACATTGTCATGACCGTCATGCTGTGGCGTCTCGATGCGGATGACATCGCCGGTGCGCTGGAGATTGCCCGCTATGCGATGACCTATGGCCTGACCATGCCGACCGGCGGCCACCGGCGCACCACGCCGTATTTACTGGCCGAAGAGGTCGCCCTGTCAGCGCAGCGCCTGCTCGATGCGAAACAGCCTGTCGGGCTGTCTCTCCTGCTCGACACCATCGCACTGACCGAACGGGCAGACATGCCGGATATCGTGCGCGCGAAGCTGCACAAAATTACCGGCTACGTGCTGCGTGAGGCTGGCCGTCTGCCTGACGCGCTGGCGCACCTGCAGCGTGCGATCCAGTTAGAGCGGGCTGTCGGTGTGAAAAAAGATATTGAACAGCTCGAGCGCGCGCTGAAACCCAAACCAGAACCCGCACCCAAACAGAATAAACCGCGCACGCGCAAACCTGCCGCTAAACCGGCGGCACGGCGCGGGCGTCCCCCGAAAGCGGAAAAAGCCGCAGGTTAACAGAACGCTCCCCGAGCCGGGCGGCACGCCGGTCAATGCGGGTATTGATTGCCCTGACTGCGACCGGCGTCCACCGCCCACCCATTACCCGAGGTTGTCATGACGACAGTGATTATTGAGCCAAAAAAAGAGCCGCAGGATGTGCCGGGCGTGGTGATACCACCACCGGGCGTGAGCGAGCCGGTAATAAAAAATACTTTCTTTTTCCCTGATGTGGATCCGAAGCGTGTGCGCGAGCTGATGCGTCTGGAGCAGACCGTTTCCGCGCTGCGCCTGAATGATGCGATTAAAGCCGGTATGGCTGAAACCAATGCGGAGCTTGCCCTGTGGCGGGTTGAGCAAATGGCCGCAGGGCATGACACGCTGGCTGATGTGCCTGCCGATGATATCGATGGCGAAAGCGTGCGCTGTTTCCATTATTTCCGCGCCGTCTGCGCCATGACCAGTGCCACGCTGTTTGAGCGCTATCGCGGCATCGATGCGACGGCGAAAGGTGACCGCAAAGCGGAAAGCACCGAGGCGGTTATCGATGAGCTGTGGCGGGATATGCGCTGGTCTGTGGCGCGTATTCAGGACAAGCCGCGCTGTATTGTCGGCCAAATCTGATGAAGGTCAGGGCTATGCAGGGCGACACCCTCGATGCGATTTGCGCCCGGTATTACGGGCGCACTGAGGGCGTCGTTGAAACGGTGCTGCAGGCGAATCCGGGGCTGTCGGAGCTGGGCGTTATTCTGCCGCACGGCACGGCAATCGAACTGCCCGAAACTGACAGCGCCCCGAAAACCGAGACGGTGAATTTATGGGACTGAGTGTGGAAAAAATCACGACGTTTATCGCTTACTGGCTGGCCGTGGGGCTGGCGTATTTCGGGGCGATGTCCCCCGAAAAGCTGGCGCTCTATGTGGGTAGTGCCTGCGCCATTTTTACCGCGCTGACTAATTACTGGTTTAAGCGCAAAACCTACCGCTACCTGACCTCACTCGGACTCGATAAGGAGGCTGTCCGTGAGCTCAATCATTAAACGCTGCAGTGTGGCCGCCGTGCTGGCGCTGGCGGCACTGGTGCCTGACTTTCGTCTGCTTAACACCTCGCTCGAGGGGCTTGCACTGATTGCCGACCTCGAAGGATGTCGCCTGACACCTTACCAGTGCAGCGCGGGAGTGTGGACGTCGGGCATCGGCCACACTGCCGGGGTTGTCCCGAAAGGGGATATCACAGAGCGACAGGCGTCGGAGAATCTCGTTTCCGATGTGCTTAACGTCGAGCAACGGCTCGCGGTCTGTGTGCCGGTGGATATGCCACCGCGCGTCTATGACTCGCTGGTCAGTTTTGCGTTTAACGTCGGAACCGGTGCGGCCTGCAGGTCGACGCTGGTCTCGTATCTCAAACGTCATCAGTGGTGGCAGGCGTGCGACCAGCTCACCCGCTGGGTGTATGTCAATGGCACAAAAAACAAAGGGCTGGAGAACCGCCGCGCGCGGGAGCTGGCGTATTGCATGAAAGGAGTGACTCAATGAAACAACACATTACCTCACTGATTTTTGATTTCCTGCTGGCGCTGATGCTGCTTATGGGGCTGACGAACCCGCAGAGCGTGGCGGTCAATTTCGTTGCTGTATGGGCGCTGTTTGGCTGTCTGGTCTGCATTGCTGCCAGCATCGCCGGTGTGGCTGCCTATGAGCACTGGCAGGGAAACCGGCAAAAGGGTATCCCGCTGAATGATGCGGTAATGAAGATTTTTCGTTTTGTGTTTTGTCGTAAACCTTCCCCGCTGCACCGCTTCTGGTCGCTGCTTATTTTTGCTGGCGTTTTTTCCTGTCTGGTAGGCGCGGGATGGGTGTTTACAGCGCTGCTGTATCTGATTTGTGTTCTGGTGCTTAAGGCTGTGCGCACTGCTTACCGTCAACGCATCGAGGGGGAGGGGATGTGTCCAGATTCATTGTGATCCTTCTGGTTGCTGCGCTGGCCGGGGTGCTGTGGCTGCGACATGAAAATGAGAACTTATCACGGTCATTTGAGAAAGCGAATCGCGTCGCCAGTGCGCAAAAGACGACGATTGGCATGCTGAAAAATCAGCTTGCCGTATCGCAGCGAATCGCCAGGGCGAATGAGGATGCGCAGGTCAGACTCGGAGATGAGCTGGCCGTTGCCGGTGAGCAGGCGGCAAGACGGGAAGAAACCATAACGAGGCTGATGAATGAAAACGAGACGTTACGCCGCTGGTACAGCGATAAGTTGCCTGATGCTGTGCGCCGGTTGCACATCCGAACAGGCTGCGCCTCCGCCGCCCGTTGTTTACAACGCCTGTCCGAAGGTGAGCCTCTGCCCGATGCCGGGAAGCGACCCCGTCAATAACGGTGATCTGAGTGCCGATATTCGCAGGCTGGAGCACGCGCTCACCGCCTGTGCGATTAAGGTCGAAACCATCAAAGACTGTCAGGATAAAATCGATGCAGAAAATGAAAAGCCTGCGCAAAGCGCTGAATGACGCCGTCCCACAGCTCATGAATAACCCCGAGATGATGCGTATCTTTGCCGATGAGGGGAATATCGATGCGCGTCTCGCGGCTTCGCTGTCCCATGAAAAGAAATACACGCTGAATGTGATCGTGAGTGACTTTGTCGGCGACCCCGACCTGATTTTTGTGCCGGTGGCGGCGTGGCTGCGAGAAAACCAGCCGGATATCTGCACGCTCGATGACGGGCGCAAAAAGGGCTATCGATTCCAGATGGACTTAAACGACGGGGACAATGTTGATATCAGTATCAGCCTGCAACTGACGGAGCGCACCCTTGTCCGGGAGGAAAACGGCGCGTTACACGTCAGCTATGCCCCGGAGCCACCCCTGCCGGAGCCTGTTACACGACCGACTGAGCTTTATATCAATGGAGAGCTGGTGAGTAAGTGGGATGAATGAATTTAAGCCTTTTGACGACAAACTTGCGGGGCTTATTGGGGCATTGTCACCGGCGTCTCGCCGTAAGCTGGCCGCTGAAATTGCGAAGGAACTGCGCAAATCGCAGCAGCAACGCATCAAACAGCAAAAAGCACCTGATGGCACGCCGTATCAGGCGCGAAAGCACCAGCCACTCAGGGCGAAAAAAGGGCGAATAAAACGGGCGATGTTCCAGAAGCTGCGAATGAGTCGCTACATGAAAGCCAGTGGCAGCAATGATGCTGCTGTGGTGGAGTTCACGGGCAAGGTACAACGTATTGCACGGGTGCATCAGCTAGGGCTAAAAGACCGACCAACCCTCCATAGCAATGACGTGCAATATCCTGAACGTCGATTACTTGGATCCAACCAAGCAGATAAACGACTGGTTGAGGAACTGATAGTTAAGCATCTGCTCTGAAGAAGTGAAACGGTGCTATGAGTTACCTGCAGAATAATGAAGCTATATGTGCGAGGCATCTATTAATTAACTTTAGACATTGGACTTTATGGTTTTATGAGATAGTCTGTTTCCTGAAAAATGACGTTTAAATACAAGGTAACTATTCGTTATATAAGGATGTGTCAAAGTGGAAGCGAACAAATTAGTAACAACAGAAGTTAAAACACTTGAGTCAGAGATTAAAGCTTTTATTAGCGCTCAACCGTATTGGGCAAAATATTTATGCTCTGAGATATTGGCTGGTAATGAAATTACAAATGATATTATTGATAATGGATATGCTTATCTTCTTCAAGAATTAGGTCTTAAGGAAAGGGTTGAAGTCCCCGAAATAACAATATCTTATAATCCGAATGCCTCGAATGATTTCAAAGATGACTTGTTGCTTCATTCAATTGTAAATGTTGAAGGTGTTAATGCACTTGCTGAAAATCAGATTATCGAACTAACTAAAAATCTAACGATTATTTATGGTGCGAACGGCGCAGGTAAGTCTGGATATGTTAGGTTGTTGAAGAATGCATTTTATTCAAAAGATAAAAGCGTAATACTTCCAAATGTTAATGTCGATGTAGTACACAAACCCGTGTCGGCAACCTTTAATTTTTGTTCTGGTGGGGATAGTATTTCGTTAAAATATCCATCAGATGCAGCTAATGGAATTTTTACTCAATTCTCTGTTTTTGATGGTGATATCGGTAAAAAACATCTCAGTGTAAGAAATGATTTTAGTTTTCGCCCTGCCAGCTTAAAACTTTTTAACGAGTTCAATATAGTTATTGATAAACTAAGTGAAAAGTTAAAAAGCGAAATTCTAACAAAAGCTACTGCAAATCCATTTGGTGATGATGATATTTTCTCAGGTGAGTCAAAAATAAAAAGCTTTCTCATTAATCTTTCGCATAATTCAAAGATGGAGGTTTTAAAGTCTCATTTACCGTATACTGATAGTGAGAGAGAATGTAGGGCTGAACTTGATAGTCAATATGATAATCTGAAAATAGCATTGGCTCAAAAGGATGAAACGCTCAAGCAATTGAGGAACATCAAAAAACAGTTATCAATTAAAAAGACTAATTTGTTAAAGGTGAATGGTTTTTTTGCTGAAACAAAATTAAATATAATGACTAAGGCTATTTCTGACTGTAGACAGAAAGTAGACACATCTCAAAAAGAAGGTGTTGACAAGTTTAATACTGAAAAAATTAGTAATATTGGATCTACTGAATGGAAAACATTTATTGAGGCAGCACAGGCTTTTGCATCAAATCAAAATAATAGTGAATATCCTCAAGTTGGAGATAATTGCCTTTTTTGTCATCAGGATATTAGCAGCGACGCTCCAATGAACTTGATTAAAAGTTATTGGGAGTATATTAAAAGTGTAGCAGAACAAGATGCAAAAACAGCTATCGAGGAACTTGCAGAAGTGATAGATAGTTATGAGGCAATAGACTTTAATCAATTTCCAGAAAATGAAGTGCTGACTATTTGGCTGAATGATAGATATGAAAATGGATTGTCTAATCTTCTAGGTGATTTACAAAGGCAAAAAACATTATGCCAAGTGATTATTGAATGTGTAAACGATAAGAAAGATATAAATACATCAGAGGTGCAGTTAGATTTAAGCTTCATTGATGATGTCGAAAGTAAAGTTGATGAGGAAATTCAAGCTTATGAAGAAGATGAGCAAACTAAAAGGTTAGCATCTCTTTTAGAAAGTAAAACATATTTGGCTCATAAGGAAAAACTTGAATCGCGGTATGCGGATATTGAAATATTGCATGAGAATTTAATTTGGGTTCAAAAAGCCAAGTTATTCAATAAAGCTTCTTTTAAAACACAGTCCACAAATGCTGAGAAAAAATTATCCGGTGTTTATTTTAATTCAGCTTACATTGACGCATTCAATGCGGAGTGTGAAAGTCTGAATGGGAATTTTGGTATTGAAATAGATGCAAAAAGTTCAGATGCACAGTCAAATAGACAACTATTTCTTAAAAATAAAGATCCAGCATCAATACTGAGTGAAGGTGAGCAAAGGGTAATTGCACTTGCTGATTTTATTGCGGAAACTAATATTGCATCGGTTAATAAAGGTGTGGTGTTTGATGACCCGGTCAACTCTTTAGATGAAGAGAGGAAGAGTGTTATAGCCAAGCGTCTTGTATCTATCTCTGAAGAAAAGCAAGTGGTGGTTTTTACACATGATTTAGTGTTTGTTTCAGCCCTAATTAACTATGCAACAGATACAGATTTGATCCATGAATGTCATTGGATTGAAAAAAGAAATGGAAATCCTGGACAAGTTTGGTTAAAAAATTCACCTACGCATGAAAAGGTTTATCGTAATTCTGAACCTGTCAAAAAATTCTACAACGATGCAAATAAGGATGACTGTCCACCTGAACAAAGAGAGTTTTTAGTTAAAAGTGGATTTACTGCTTTACGTACTTGCTATGAAGTTTTGGTTATTAATGATCTATTTAAAAATGTAGTGCAGAGATATAATGAACGAGTAAGTGTTGATAGTCTCTCTAGCGTATATTTTGATGAGGAGTTGATTGGTGAACTTCTGGAAAGCTTTGGTCAATGCTGTAGATATATGGAAGGGCATACGCATAGCGATAAGTACGCATATAGGAGACCTGAGTCAGTGAATCTCAATGAAGAGATTCAACGATATGACGGAATACGAAACAAAATTAAGAAGTTTAAAAAGTCATAACTTTTGTCATCTGGTTATTATTGGTGAACTATTTGTTGATGAGCTTTTTATTAGCGCTGTAAAGCGAAATATATGATATGTTTATGCGCCTGTTATTATTGACGCTATATGGAACTCAGGCGCATCTATCATCAGTAAAAATACTGGCATCATTATGGAGGTGACTCCTTTTGTTATAGTTTGCACAGGTAATCGAAAATATCGTTTTATTATGAATTGTTTTTTTCTTAAAAGTTGTGTCATTCCTGATAAAACCCATCTCGATTGCCGCAGCTCATGCCCGGCGGCATCCTTTCCCCATGAATACTTTAAATTCCATTCAGGATATCGCCCGCGCTATCCGTAACCTTATCCGCACCGGCATTGTGATTGCAGTCAATCCCGATGAGGGTCTCTGTCGTGTCCAGACCGGTGGGATGCAAACCACCTGGTTAAACTGGCTGACCTGCCGCGCCGGTCGCTCGCGCGTCTGGTGGGCCCCCTCGGTTGGCGAGCAGGTGCTCATTCTTGCCATTGGCGGCGAACTCGATACTGCCTTTGTGCTGCCCGGCATTTTTTCTGATGAACATCCCGCGCCGTCGGCCTCGCCTGATGCCTTTCACGTTTCCTTTCCAGATGGGGCGGTTATCGAGTACGAACCCAAAAGCGGGTCGCTCACGGTGAGTGGCATCAAAACCGCTGACGTCACCGCGTCGGACGCCATTGCCGCAACTGTGCCGCTGGTACTGGTCAAAGCGTCCACCCGCATCACGCTCGATACCCCCGAGGTGGTCTGCACCAACAAGCTGACTACCGGCACGCTTGAGGTGCAAAAGGGCGGGAAGATGAGCGGCGACATTGAGCACGGCGGCGGTACGTTTAAATCCAACGGCGTACAGGTGGATGACCATGACCACGGCGGCGTGAAACGGGGTGATGACAGAACGGTGGGGACAAAATGACAACGAGCTATCTGGGCATGAACCGTCATACCGGGCTCAGTGTTTCTGAGGTTGAGCATATCAGGCAGAGCGTGCGCGACATTCTGGTCACGCCGGTTGGCTCGCGCGTCATGCGCCGTGAATACGGCTCGCTGCTGTCGGCATTGATGGACCAGCCGCAGACCCCGGCACTGCGCCTGCAGATTATGGCCGCGTGTTATTCCGCGATCCAGAAGTGGGAGCCGCGCGTGAGCCTGACGACCATCACCTTTGAACTCGGGGAGAATGACGGCGCGATGTATGTCGATATCACCGGCACGCGGTCGGCGTCAGGCCAGCCTTTTTCTATCACCATTCCACTGAGTTAAACACTATGGCTATTGTTGACCTGAGCCTGCTCGCTGCGCCTGATGTGGTGGATGAGCTGGATTTTGAAACCATTCTGGCAGAGCGAAAGGCGACGCTTGTCTCACTGTATCCCGAGGAACAGCAGGAGGCGGTTGCGCGCACGCTGACGCTTGAATCGGAGCCGATGGTTAAGCTGCTGCAGGAGAACGCTTACCGGGAGGTTATCTGGCGTCAGCGCGTGAATGAATCGGCGCGCGCGGTCATGCTGGCGTATGCCGCCGGTAATGACCTCGATAATATCGGCGCAAATTTCAGCGTCGGGCGTCTTGTTATCACGCCAGCGGATGAGACCATGCTGCCGCCCACACCTGCCGTTATGGAGTCGGACACTGATTACCGCCTGCGCATTCAGCAGGCTTTTGAAGGAATGAGCGTGGCCGGGTCTGGCGGTGCTTATCAGTTCCATGGCCGCAGCGCTGACGGACGGGTCGCGGATATCTCAGTGACCAGTCCGTCGCCCGCCTGCGTGACGATTTCTGTGCTGTCGCGGGAAAACAACGGCGTCGCCTCTGATGAGCTGCTCACTGTTGTCCGTAACGCGCTGAATGCCGAAGATGTCAGACCGGTCGCCGACCGAGTGACGGTGCAGTCAGCCGACATTGTTGACTACCAGATAACCGCCTCGCTGTATCTCTATCCCGGTCCCGAGAGTGAACCCATTCGCGCCGCTGCCTTGAAAAAACTGGAGGGCTATATCAGCGCGCAGCACCGCCTCGGGCGTGATATTCGCCTGTCTGCCATTTATGCCGCGCTGCATGTCGAGGGTGTCCAGCGCGTCGAGCTGGCTGCGCCGGTGGCTGACCTTGTGCTCAGCAGTGCGCAGGCGTCATTTTGCACTGATTACCGCATTGTGATCGGGGGCTCGGATGAGTGATACCCGTCTGCTGCCGGTGGGCTCGTCACCGCTTGAGGTGGCGGCGGCGCGTGCCTGTGCGGATATTGAAAACACCCCCGTCCCGCTGCGTCGTCTGTGGAGTCCTGACTCCTGCCCGGCTAATTTGCTGCCGTGGCTGGCGTGGGCGTTTTCTGTCGACCGCTGGGATGAGAACTGGCCGGAGGAAACGAAGCGCGCAGTCATCCGTGATGCGTACTTTATTCACTGCCACAAAGGCACTATCGGGGCTGTTCGTCGGGTGGTGGAGCCGCTCGGCTATGTCATCAACGTCACGGAGTGGTGGGAGACCCGCGACCCGCCCGGCACATTTCGGCTTGATATTGGTGTGCTGGAAAGCGGTATTTCTGAGGAAATGTATTTTGAAATGGAGCGCCTGATTGCGGATGCGAAACCTGCCAGCCGTCACCTGATTGGCCTGAATATTATCCAGGACATTCCCGGTCATATGTATGTCGGTGGTGTGGTGTATGACGGCGACATTATTACGGTTTATCCCGGATGAGTGAGGAATAATGAGCACGAAATTTAAAACAATTATTACCACTGCCGGTGCTGCAAAACTGGCGGCGGCGACGGTGTCGGGTGGTAAAAAAGTGAACCTTACCGCGATGGCCGTCGGTGATGGCGGCGGCGCACTGCCGGATCCGAACGCTGGTCAGGTAAAACTCATCAATGAAGTCTGGCGTCATGCGCTGAATAAAATCAGCCAGGACAACAAAAGTAAAAACTATATCGTGGCCGAACTGGTCATTCCTCCCGAAGTGGGCGGCTTCTGGATGCGTGAGCTGGGTCTGTATGATGATGCCGGCACGCTGATTGCCGTTGCCAATATGGCGGAGAGCTACAAGCCGGAGCTGGCTGAGGGCTCCGGGCGAGCGCAGACCTGTCGCATGGTGATTATTGTCAGCAGTATCGCCTCGGTGGAGCTGTCCATTGACGCGACAACGGTGATGGCGACGCAGGATTATGTCGACGACAAACTGGCAGAGCATGAGCAGTCCCGCAGGCATCCTGACGCCACGCTGAAAGAAAAAGGTTTCACGCAGTTAAGCAGTGCGACCGACAGCACGTCTGAGACGCTCGCCGCGACGCCGAACGCGGTCAAGGCGGCGTATGACCTTGCGAAAGGCAAATACACGGCTCAGGACGCGACCACGATGCAGAAGGGGATTATCCAGCTCAGTAGCGCCACTGACAGCGAGTCTGAGGCGCACGCCGCGACGCCAAAAGCGGTTAAGGCGGCTCATGATCTTGCCAGTGAGAAATATACGGCTCAGGACGCGAGTACGGCGCGAAAAGGTCTTGTGAAGCTGAGTAATGAGGCTGACAGCGTCAGCGAAGAACTGGCCGCCACGCCGAGAGCGGTCAAAATCGCAATGGATAATGCCAGTGCACGACTTTCCAGAGACCGTAATGGTTCAGATATTCCGAATCCATCGTTGTTTGTCCAGAATATTGGTTTAAAGCCCACGGTTGATAAAGCCACTAATTCGGTCGATAAAAATGGTGACACGATGACGGGAACACTGACGTTGTCTGAGTCTGGTGTAACCATTAAAACGACAAATGGCGACAGTCCACAATATTCTATTCAGAACATTGTGTCGGGTGCTGAGTTTAACACAGACCTTCTTGGCGCAGAGGTTCGTATATTTGGTAAAGGTTCCGGCGCCGGGCAAACGCGTATAGCGTCATTCAATCTCAATAACGGTGACTGGTCTGTACCTGGTTACCTGAGAGCCGGTACAGCCGCATTTACTCCTGATGGCAGTATTTATGGTACCCGGTGGAGTGGCTGGTTACATGACTGGCTTAGTACGAATTTTTCTTCACGAGATAACAACATCAATACCCGTGCAACGTGGGACTGGGTTAACCAGAACTTTGTATCGAATGTCAGATTCGGTGCTGTTGAAACTGCGTTGGTTCAGACTGTTCCGTTTGGTGGATTTAATGATCAGGCCGGGTATGTGCTGACAGGGTTAACCCAGAACGACGGGGATCGTGTCCCTGATAATGTTTACCGTCGCACATTACAGATTTGTTTCCCGTCGCGGGGCTGGTTTGTCGTTGGGCAATAGCAGGAGGAATAACGCATGCAGCAAAATATTAAAAATTTCAGCCGTGGTGAACCCGTCACCGTTGAACAAATTGAACTCGCAAAGCATAACGTCTTATTTTTATTTTCTGAAGATGGTCAGGATTGGTACGAGAGCCAAAAGCTATTTTCAGCAGATTCGATTAAATTTACATACGATAATGATCGCGTCATCCGTAGTATCAGCAAAGACGTATCGATGTTGTGGCCTGAAAATCTCAGTGTTGCCGAAGTTCCTGATACCACAGCTAATCGCCGGGCGGATATTCGTGGAGAGTGGATATTTGATGGGAATACGATAACGCCCCGAACTTACACTGCTGAAGAGTTAAAAAAACAAACAGAGGTAAAGAAACAAACGTTGCTTGCTGAAGCCGAAACCGTAATTGCCCCGCTTGAACGTGCGGTCAGGTTAGAGATGGCCACTGAAGAAGAAATCAGACGACTCGACGCGTGGGAACGATACAGCGTACTGTTAAACCGGACGGATGAGTCCACGCGAGAGTGGCCTCCAAGACCGGAATAACTCAGGCGGGCGGTTGCCCGCGCTTTCCTGCTCCCCGGTTGTGTCAGACCTTATCCAACCCTGACAAATAGCCCGCCATCACCACACAACAGAAAATACACTCACCCTTAACCACGGAGTTAAACGGATGAGTGATTTTCATCATGGCGTAGAGGTCATCGAGCTTAATGATGGCGTGCGCACCATTTCCACCGTCTCAACGGCTATTATCGGCATGGTCTGCACGGCCAGCGATGCTGACGAAAAAACGTTTCCTCTCAATGAGCCGGTGCTCATTACTAACGTGCAAAGCGCCATCGGTAAGGCGGGCAAAAAGGGGACGCTGTCGACGTCCCTGCAGGCCATCGCTGACCAGTGTAAGCCGGTCATTGTGGCCGTGCGCGTGGCCGAAGGTGTCGAAGACCCGGACGACCCGGAGGCCGGGAAGAAACAAACTATTTCCAACATCATCGGCACGACTGACGAAAACGGCAAATATACCGGCCTGAAAGCACTGCTGACGGCGCAGACCGTCACCGGCGTGAAGCCGCGCATTCTCGGCGTGCCGGGTCTGGACTCACAGGAAGTGGCGACGGCGCTCGCGTCCACCTGCCAGAGCCTGCGCGCGTTTGGCTATGTCAGTGCGTGGGGCTGCAAAACCATTTCTGACGCCATCGATTACCGCGAGAATTTCAGCCAGCGCGAGCTGATGGTTATCTTCCCGGATTTTCTGGCATGGGACACCACGGCGAATGAGACTGCGACAGCCTGGGCAACGGCGCGCGCGCTCGGTCTGCGTGCCAAAATTGACCAGACCGTCGGCTGGCATAAAACCCTGTCAAACGTCGGCGTGAATGGCGTCACCGGCGTCAGCGCCTCCGTGTCGTGGGATTTGCAGGAACCCGCGACCGACGCCAACCTGCTTAACAAAGCCGGTGTTACGACGCTTATCCGCAATGACGGTTTCAAATTCTGGGGAAACCGCACCTGCTCAGATGACCCGCTTTTCCTGTATGAGAACTACACCCGCACCGCGCAGGTACTGGCCGACACAATGGCGGAGGCGCATGCGTGGGCGATGGATAAACCCATCACCCCGACGCTCATTCGCGACATCGTATCGGGCATCAATGCCAAATTCCGCGAGCTGAAAAATAACGGCTATATCGTTGACGGCTCCTGCTGGTATGACCCGGAGTCAAACGAGACTGCGACCCTGAAAGTCGGGAAGCTGTATATCGATTACGACTACACCCCCGTCCCGCCGCTGGAGAACCTGACCCTGCGCCAGCGCATCACCGATACCTATCTGGCGAATCTGTCGGACTCGGTCAACAGCTAAGGAGCTCAGAGCATGGCGTTACCCCGCAAACTTAAATATCTGAATATGTTCAACGATGGCCTCAGCTACATGGGCGTCGTAGAGTCCGTCACCCTGCCAAAGCTGACCCGCAAGCTGGAGAAATATCGCGGCGGTGGGATGCCGGGCGCGGTGTCGATTGACCTCGGACTCGATGACGACGCGCTGTCGCTGGAGTGGACGCTCGGCGGTCTGCCTGACGTTGAGCTGTGGGCGCAGTATGCCTCGCCGGGCGCTGACAGTGTGCCGCTGCGCTTTACCGGCTCTTTCCAGCGTGATGACACCGGCGCGATTTCTGCCGTCGAGGTGGTGATGCGTGGCCGTCACAAAGAATATGACGGCGGTGAGAACAAGCAGGGCGAAAGTGGCACGACCAAAATGTCGACTGAGTGCGCCTATTACCAGCTCACGATTGATGGCCGCGAAGTCATCGAGATTGACGTCGTTAACATGGTGCTGAAAGTCGACGGCGTCGACCGTCTGGCGGAGCACCGCCGGGCGATTGGCCTGTAATCCCTTAACCGGTCAGTGAGGCTGGCCGGTCCCTTTTCCTGATGAGAATACCCATGAAAAATATCAATGAAACTGCCGTTGCTGACACTGAAACCGTCAATCCGCATGTGGTGATTTTTGATACCCCGCTGATGCGCGGTGAGCAGAAAATTGAGCAGGTCACGCTGACCAAACCGAATGCCGGAACCCTGCGCGGGGTGTCACTGGCCTCACTGGCGAATTCTGACGTTGATGCGCTGATTAAAGTGCTGCCGCGCATGACGTATCCCGCCCTGACCGAGCACGAGGTCACGCGTCTCGATGCGTCTGATCTGATTTCGCTGGCCGGGAAGGTGGTCGGTTTTTTGTCGCCTGCTTCGGGTCGCTGACCTTTCCGAAAAACCTGTCGGTCGATGACCTGATGGCGGATATCGCGGTGATTTTCCACTGGCCGCCATCAGAGTTACATTCCCTGAGCGTGACCGAGCTCCTGACATGGCGCGACAAGGCGCTGCAACGAAGCGGAAACCATCATGAGCAATAACGTCAGAATCGAGGTGCTGCTGAATGCCGTCGACCGGGCGAGCCGCCCGCTCAAAGCGATCCAGAACGCCAGTAAATCCCTGTCCGGTGATATCCGCACGTCACAGAAAAGCCTGCGCGAGCTGAATGCGCAGGCATCCCGTATCGACGGATTCCGAAAAGCCAGCGCACAGCTTGCCGTGACCGGTCACGCGCTTGATAAAGCGAAACAGGAAGCCGAAGCGCTCGCCACGCAGTTTAAAAACACGGAGCGCCCGACGCGCGCACAGGCGCAGGTGCTTGAATCCGCGAAGCGTGCCGCCGAAGGGCTGCAGACGAAATACAACAGCCTCACGGAGTCAGTAAAGCGCCAGCAGCGCGAGCTTGGTGCGGCGGGAATTAATACCCGTAATCTGGCAAATGATGAGCGGGGGCTTAAATCCCGTATCAGTGAAACCACCGCCCAGCTCAACCGTCAGCGTGAGGCACTGGCGAAAGTCAGCGCACAGCAGGCGAAGTTAAGCCGGGTGAAAGAGCGGTATCAGGCCGGTAAATCACTGGCCGGTAACGCGGCGGCGGCGGGCGCTGCCGGGGTCGGTATTGCGACGGCGGGAACGATGGCCGGGGTTAAGCTGCTGACGCCGGGCTATGAGTTTGCGCAGAAGAACTCAGAGCTGCAGGCGGTGCTCGGTGTCGACAAACAGTCACCCGAAATGCAGGCGCTGCGCAAACAGGCGCGTCAGCTCGGGGACAATACGGCGGCCTCTGCCGATGATGCGGCGGGGGCGCAGATTATTATCGCCAAAAGTGGCGGGGATGCGGCGGCCATTCAGGCGGCGACGCCGGTCACGCTGAATATGGCGTTATCTAACAGGCGCACGATGGAAGAGAACGCCGCGCTGCTGACCGGGATGAAATCAGCGTTTCAGCTCTCAAATGACAAGGTCGCGCATATTGGTGATGTTCTCTCGATGACGATGAACAAAACCGCCGCCGATTTTGACGGGATGAGCGATGCGCTGACCTATGCCGCGCCGGTGGCGAAAAATGCCGGGGTGAGTATCGAGGAAACCGCCGCGATGGTGGGGGCGCTGCACGACTCCAAAATCACTGGCTCGATGGCGGGAACGGGAAGCCGTGCCGTCATGAGTCGCCTGCAGGCACCGACCGGCAAAGCCTACGACGCCATCAAAGAGCTCGGGGTGAAAACCTCCGACAGCAAGGGCAACACGCGCCCGATATTTTCCATCCTGAAAGAAATGCAGCGCAGTTTTGAGAAAAATAATCTCGGGACGGGTCAGCGCGCGGAATACATGAAAACCATTTTCGGGGAGGAAGCCAGCTCGGCGGCCGCCGTGCTGATGACGGCGGCCTCAACCGGCAAGCTCGATAAGCTCACCGCCGCGTTTAAAGCCTCGGACGGCAAGACCGAGGAGCTGGTTAAGGTTATGCAGGATAACCTCGGCGGCGACTTCAAAGAATTTCAGTCAGCCTATGAGGCGGTCGGGACTGACCTGTTTGACCAGCAGGAGGGCTCTCTGCGTAAGCTGACGCAGACGGCCACGCAGTATGTGCTCAGACTCGACGGCTGGATCCAGAAAAATAAGGGGCTGGCGACCACTATCGGCGTGGTGGTCGGGGGCGCGCTGGCGCTAATGGGGGTGATGGGCGGGATTGGCCTTATCGCATGGCCGTTGGTAATGGGGATAAATGCCATCATTGCGGTGGCGGGCGTACTCGGGGTGGTTTTCAGTACGGTCGGCGGCGCGATTGTCACGGCCATTGGCGCAATCAGCCTGCCGGTGCTGGCGGTTGCCGGGGCGGTGGTGGCCGGGGCGCTGCTCATCCGTAAATACTGGGAGCCGATTGGCGCATTCTTCTCGGGCGTGGTGGAGGGGCTGAAAGCTGCCTTTGCCCCGGTGGGGGCGATGTTTACCCCGCTCGCGCCGGTGTTTGATGCCATTGCGGAAAAGCTGGGCGTTGTCTGCCAGTGGTTTAAAGACCTGCTTGCGCCGGTGAAAGCCACGCAGGACACGCTCGACAGTTGCAAAAATGTCGGCGTGGCGTTTGGTCAGGCGCTGGCTGATGCGCTGATGACGCCGCTCAACCTGTTTAACAGCCTGAGCGGCAAGGTTGACTGGCTGCTGGAGAAACTCGGCGTTATCAAAAAAGAATCGACCGACCTCGACCAGACTGCAGCGAAAGCGGATAAGGCTTCACCGGGTGGCGGGTATATCCCTGCGACAGCAAGTTATGGCGGGTATCAGGCGTATCAGCCGGTCACTGCGCCTGCAGGTCGCTCTTATATAGACCAGAGCAAAAGCGAATACAACATCACCCTGCAGGGTGGCGTTGCGCCGGGTGGAGACCTTGACCGCCAGCTCCGCGACGCCGTCGACAAACTTGACCGTGAAAAGCGTGCGCGTCAGCGATCCAACATGAGACTCGACTGAGAGAGGGGGCAAAATGTTAATGGTGCTGGGATTTTTTGTGTTTGAACGGCGCACCCTGCCGCATCAGTCAATGCAGTATTCGAAGGACTACCGCTGGGTGTCCAATGACCGTATCGGCAAACGACCGGCTTATCAGTTTCTCGGGGAGGGGGAAACCTCACGCACCCTGTCGGGGACGCTGTACCCTGAAATCACCGGCGGGCGTCTGTCGCTGCTGGCGATTGAGCTGATGGCCGACGAGGGGCGTGCATGGCCGCTGATTGACGGAACCGGCATGATCCACGGGATGTACGTTATCGATAAAGTGACCCACAACCACACCGAGCTTTTCAGCGACGGCGCAGCGAGAAAAATCGAGTTCACTCTGTCCCTGAAACGCGTCGACGAGTCGCTCGCGACCATGTATGGCGACCTGAAAACGCAGGCGGATAATCTGGTCACGTCTGCCGGTGAATGGGCGGGAGGGCTGGCAGGATGATAACAGGAATGAATATTCAGGCCGGGGCGCGTGTTGCCCCTGCGTATATGCTCACGCTGGACGGGGCGGATATCACGCAGAATTTCAGCGACCGGCTTATCGGTCTGACCATGACCGACAATCGCGGGTTCGAGGCTGACCAGCTCGATATCGCGCTTGATGATACTGACGGGCTGGTCGAGCTGCCGCCGCGTGGGGCATCGCTGACGCTGTGGCTGGGCTGGCAGGGATCCGCACTGGTTAACAAGGGGAGTTTCACGGTTGATGAAATCGAGCACCGGGGCGCGCCTGATACGCTGACCATCCGGGGACGTAGTGCCGATTTTCGCGGGACGCTGAACTCGCGGCGCGAGCAGTCATGGCACGACACCACGCTTGGGGTGATTGTGGAGACCATCGCGCAGCGTAATAAGCTGACGGCCAGTGTTGCTGACTCTCTGAAAGCCATCGCCATTCCCCATATCGACCAGACGCAGGAATCCGACGCGGCGTTTTTGTCCCGCCTTGCTGAGCGTAATGGTGCATCCGTGTCGGTGAAAGCCGGGAAGTTATTATTCCTGAAAGCCGGTAGTGCGATGACGGCCAGTGGTAAGCCGATCCCCCAAATGACCGTCGAACGTGGCGACGGCGACCGCCATCAGTTCGCCATTGCAGACCGGGAGGCTTACACCGGCGTGACAGCGAAATGGCTACATACCAAAGACCCGAAACCACAAAAGCAAAAGGTAAAGCTCAAACGTAAACCCAAAGAGCAGCACCTGCGCGCGCTGCAGCACCCGAAAGCCACCAAAACATCAGCAAAGGCTAAGAAGAAAAAAGAGCAGGAAGCGTGGGAAGGTGAGTACATGGCCGGAGAGTCGGACAACGTTCTTGAGCTCACGACCATCTATGCCACAAAGGCGCAGGCCATGCGCGCGGCTCAGGCAAAGTGGGACAAGATACAGCGAGGCGTGGCGGAGTTTTCCATTACCCTTGCCACTGGCCGGGCTGATTTATTTCCTGAAACGCCGGTGGCCGTGAAAGGCTTTAAGCGCGTGATAGACGAGCAGGCATGGATAATCAGCCGTGTGGTGCACAGCCTTAACGGGAGTGGCTTCACGACGGGCTTAGAGCTTGAGGTTAAGGTTTCTGATGTGGAGTATGAGAGCGAAGAAATAGCGCAGTAATGTAATATATGTATTTGTTTTATAAAGTTAAAGTGAGTAAAATTACTGTATTGAAAACGCTCAGAGGTGCTCATCATGTTTCACTGCCCGAAATGCCATTACGCCGCCCATGCCCGCACGAGTCGCTATTTTTCTGATACCACAAAAGAGCGGTATCATCAGTGCACAAACATCAACTGCAGTTGTACTTTTGTCACGACAGAAACCGTTGAGCGTTTCATTGTTTCACCGGGGGAAGTCGTACCGGCTCCACCGCATCCGACGATGACCGGTCAGCATCAAATGCCCTGGCTGTGAGCCAAAAGAAAACCCCGCGAATGCGGGGGGTTTCTGTATTTTCGCGATTAGACATCGTCCGGTAGTTCGCGTATCGCTTTGCGTATGTTTGATTCAGCGTCGTCAAGTTCACTTATAGCCCTGTTGATATCTGAACGGCCATTCTCTACCTTGGAGCGAGTACGCTTCAAAACGGTCATGGCGTCTTCAATTGCACTTAGAGCCCGCTTTAATCTTCTCTTGGTATCCAT